TCGTGTGTAATGATGCGATCTCGGACTATTGCACCGTTGGGCCGGATGGGGTTGCGCACTTGGACAAACCCGACACCGAGCGGCTGAATTTGCTCAAGATTGATGCCCTCGGATTACGCACGCTCGGGGTGATCGAGGATGCTGGGGTGGTGAGTGGGGATGAGTTGTATGCGCTTCAACTGAATGACCCCGAGGTGTTTGAGATTTTTAATCAGCGCCGCTATTCCGGCATTTTCCAATTCGAGGGCCACGCTCAGCGACAAGTTGCCGCCGAGATTCAAATCGATAATTTCCGCACCATCGACCACATCACCGCTCTCGCCCGACCCGGCCCACTCGGCGGCGGCGCATCCCAACGCTACATCGAGCGAGCCGCTGGCCGCGAGCCTGTCACATTTCGCCACCCTTCGATGAGCGAGTATTTGGCGAAAACCATGGGCGTGGTCTTGTACCAAGAACAGGTGATGAGGATTTGTTTTGAGATCGGAAAGTTTGATTGGAAGGTTGTGTCCGAAATCCGCAAGGCAATGTCCGCGAGCAAGGGCAAGGAGTATTTCGATCGGCGTGGGGATGAGTTTATGCGTGGCGCGGCCTCACTCGATATACCCGAGGCGGATGCGGCGGTGATATGGAATGAGATCTGTACGTTTGGCGGCTGGGGGATGAACGCGAGCCACACCGTGTCGTATTCCGTGATCAGTTATTGGTGCGCGTGGATGAAGCGGTATTTCCCGTTGGAATACACTGCGGCGTGTTTGCGGAATGCGAAGGATGAATCGCAGGCCTACGATATTTTGCGCGAAGCGGTGGAGAGTGGGTTGCGGTATGTTGCGTTTGATGCGGAGCGGAGCGCGATCGATTGGCAGGTGATTGGGGGTGAGCTGATCGGTGGGTTTATGAATTTGGTGGGGTATGGCCCCGCGAAAGCCGCCGCCGCAGTAGAGGCTCGGCGGCTCGGTAAACTCGACAAGGACAAGATCGCCGCCGCCACCGTCCGATTCTCCGAGCTGTACCCGCTGTGGGCTAAGTATCGGGATTTGTTCTTGGATCCAGAGCGATTTGGTTGCCGCGCCGGGTCGAAGGTTTCACGATTCGACGACATGCCGCCGCGCGGCGATATGCTATGTGTGTGTCGGGTATTGCGCAAAGAACTGCGTGATGAGAATGAGGTGCGGAGGGTACAAAAACGCGATGGCCGCAGGATTACCGGACAAACGCTCTTCCTCGACATTATTGTGACCGACGACACCGGCATCCCGATCCGGCTCCGGGTCGATCGGCGGCGATTCGAGCCGCTCGGGAGGATCGCAGCGGAGCGGTTGCAGCCGGAGGATGAGTTGTTGGTGCGTGGGGATCGGATACCGAATTTTGCGATGATACAGGTGCAGCGGATGAAGTGTTTGAATCGGGAGGGTTTGCTTGATGCGGAAAATTGAACAGCGGCTTTGGGATCGGATGCGAGAGCATCTCGGTGGGCTTGTGCGATTGGAGCGCGTGGAGAATGTGATGACGGTGGGGATGCCGGATGTGGTGTGTTGCGCGGATGGGTGTGTGACTTGGGTTGAGCTGAAAGCGGTGGATGCGCTGCCGGTAAGGGCGGAAACGAGGGTGCTTGGGTCGAGAGGGCTGAGCCGCGAGCAACGCAACTGGCACTACGATTGGCGGCGCCACGGCGGCCGCAGCGCCATCCTCGTCGGCGTGGGATCGCGCTCGGTGTATTTAATCGATGGGATACAAGCCGACACAATCAACAACTACAACTTGCGCGAGCTGTTGTCGCATTCGGTTGCGACCGATTGGGTGGATGCCGCGCGGTGGTTGAAAGGGATAACGGGATGAAAACGAAACCAATGGCGCATCAACTCGACGCGCTGGCCCGAATGGCTGGGCGCGAGAGTTATGCCCTATTCATGGAACAGGGTACAGGGAAAACTTGGACGTTGCTCGCGGATGCCGAGCGGTTGTATGCGGCTGGGCGGATCGATGGGGTGTTGGTGATTGCGCCGAAGGGCGTGCACCTGAATTGGGTCAACCGGGAGATTCCAACCCACTTGGATGCGCCGATAGTGGCGGCGGCTTGGCGCTCGGGCACACAGAACCGCAAACAACTCGCCGCGCTCGATCGGTTGTTTGAGCCGAGGGCCGAGGGCGAAATCCCGCTGCTAAGGGTGTTGTCGATGAACATCGAAGCGTTGATCACGCGGGATGGGTACGATATGGCCCGGAGGTTTTTGAACGCTGTTAGGGCGATGATTATTGTGGATGAATCGAGCCGCATAAAATCGCCAGATGCGCGGCGGACAAAAGTGGCGATGCAACTGCGGCCCTCGGCGGCTTTCGCTCGGATTGCGACTGGAACCCCGATCACGAACTCGCCTGTGGATGTGTTTGCGCAAATGGAGTTTTTGGAAAGCGGTTTGCTTGGTACGACGAGTTACAGGGCTTTTGTCGCTGAGTATGCGGAGCTTGTCCCGAACGGTCACCCCCTTATGCGCCAACTCGCCCAGCGCAACCCCCGCGCCGCAAACGCCCAAATCATCGCCCGCAACCCGGATGGGAGCCCCCGGTGGCGCAACCTCGATCGGTTACAAAAGTTACTCGAGCCGCATTCATTTCGGGTGCTGAAAAGGGATTGTCTCGATTTGCCCGAGAAAATCTACAAAACACATTTCTTTGAGCTCTCGGCGGCGCAATCCCGCGCCTACCGATCGATGCGGGATGATTTGAGGATGGAGTTGATGGATGGGGCGATGGCCACCGTCACGCAGCTGGGCTCGATGGTCAAACTCCAACAAATCACCTCCGGTTTCGCCATCCCTCCGGGCGGCGGCGAGCCACTCTACATCTCCAAGGACAACCCAAGGCTCGCGGCGCTACTCGGGTTGCTCGAGGACATCGAGGGCTCGGTGATTATCTGGGCGAGATTCCGAGAGGAGTTGTCGCAAATAGCCGAGTTGCTCCGGGCCGCAAAAATCGATTTCGTGGAATATCATGGCGGCATCCCGCAAGCCGCCCGAGAACTCGCCGTGGACGCATTTCAATCCCGGGCCGCCCAAGTATTCCTCGGCCAACCGCAATCGGGCGGCATAGGCCTCACGCTAACGGCGGCAGAGACAGTTATATATTTCAGCAACGATTTCAACCTCGAAACCCGGCTTCAATCCGAGGACAGAGCGCACCGGATCGGCACCCGCTCGAACGTCTTGTACATTGATATTGTGGCCGAAGGGACAATCGATGAATCGATTGCGGCAGCGTTGCAGCGGAAAACTGACGTTGCCGCAGCGATCCTAGGTGACCTGAGATCGGGCGAGGGTGAGCGATAATATAGGGGTTGTGCCCCAAAATCAAACTTAGAATGGAGAGCTGATCGAAAATGAACAGACCGAAAGTGTATGCCCCTCAACAACCTTCGCGCTACGATGCGGCGACAAGGCTGTGGGTGCCCACGGTGAACTTGTCCCCTGCGGAGGCGTGGGGCGAGGTGATTGTGGTGTTGCCGCCGAATGCCAACCGGCTCCACACCGCTCCGCTCGTCGCAGCGCTCAAGGAGCGCATGGCCGAGTATGGCGAAGCGGATTACATAATGGCGGTGGGCGATCCCTCGCTAATCGCGGCGGCGGCTTGTATCGCGGCCCGGGCCACGGGAGGCGTGGTGAGGATGTTGAAATGGGAGAAAATGAGCCGCCAATATTTACCAGTGGAGATTGTTGTATGAGCGAGTTACAACGGATTGTTTCGATGGCTGAGCTGCTCGTCGCCCAGCAAGCGCAGGTGAAATCGATCGAGGAACAACTTGCGGTGGCTAAGGCCGAAGCACGCAAACTTGAGACCGAGGATTTGCCCGAGTTGATGCGGGAGTTGGGGATCGAAAAATTCACCCTCAGCGATGGGTCGAACATCGAGGTGATGGACGATGTCGATTGCTCGATCAGCGAGGAGCGCCGTGGGGCGGCGATGGAATGGCTCGAGCGGAATGGGTTTGGCGGGTTGATAAAAACGGAGGTTGTGGTGCGGTTTGGTAAGGGCGAGCACGAGGCTGCGGCCCGATGCGCGGAGGAAACTGGCGGCGAAACGCGCGAAACCGTGCACCCGTCCACCCTTAAATCGTTTGTGCGCGAGCAACTCGCGGCGGCTCGCCCGATCCCGTTTGAGACGTTTGGGATCCGACCCTATAGCCGCGTGAAAATAAAGCCGCCGAGGGCCAAATAACAATTCTGAGTGAGGGTTTCGCCGCGCACCCTCACTCGGCCTTTTGACCGCGCGGCAAACTCAATGTGAGGCCGAAATGGCAAAAAATCAACTTAGAGCTGCAGAAAAACCCGTCCAAACCTCCACCGCGCTCGTCGCCCCAGCGATGGACTTCGCGGCGGATGCCGGAGCTGGGATGGAGGGCGCAACGCAGGAGTCTTTTGCGATCCCGTTTTTAGCTGTGCTACAAAAGGGCTCGCCGCAAGTGGACGATGCTTCGGGGAACGCGATTGATGGGGCTCGGGCCGGGATGTTCTATGTGAATGTGACCGGGCAACTGTTCGATGGTAAGGGTGGGGTTGTGATTGTGCCGTGTGCTTATCGCCGCGTGTTTTTGCGGTGGGCTCCGAAGGGCTCCGAGGGTGGGGCCGGGTTTAAGGGCGAGCTGAGCCCGGAGATGGTGGCGGCGATGCGTGGGAAAGGGCAAATTGTCGAGTTGGACGGGCGGCTGTATGTGCCGTTGGAGGATGGAACCGTACACGAGAAAAAATGCGACTCGATCCGCGACACCCGCAATCATTACGTCTTGGTGATCGATCAGGCGAGCGGCCAATGGACCGAGGCGCTGTTGTCGCTCCGCTCGACGCAGATCAAGAAAAGCAAAATGCTGATGTCGATGCTCGCTTCGGTTAAAGTGAATGGGCCGAATGGGATGGTGACGCCGCCAACCTTCGCCAACTATGTCCGCGCAACCACCACCCCCGAGAGCAACGACGATGGGACGTGGTTTGGGGTGCGATTCGAGGCGGCTGGCCTAGTGGATCGGCCCGAGGTGTATGCTGCGGCGAAGGCTTTTTATGCGAATGTGGCGAAGGGCTCGGTGGAAACTCGATATGAGGAGGAAAGCACCGTAGAATCGAGCGGTGCCGCGCCGAAGGGCGGCGGCTTCTGAATGTCTCCTGTCCTTGGTTGACGATGCCGAGGTTGACAGAGTGCCGCTCGCGGTGCTCTGTTTTTTTTTTTATCTCAACATTATCGCCTCGGCCTCGCGCCGCCGAGTCAACCCGCGCAGCACCCGGCCCGAGGCCTTGTTCCATTTACGGCATTCTGCGGCTGCCCCTTCCCAATCGCCGCTGTCGATGCGGCGCTTAAAAGTGCTGATGCGGTAGTTGCCCAAGCCGCAGTTGTAGGCCCAACTGATTACAGCCGCGAACCGACGAGCCGAAGCCGCCGCGAGCCCCGGAGACAACCGAAGCAACCCGGCCCGGAAAAACTCAATGTGGTGATCGAGCGCATCTTCGCACTGATCCATCGTCCAAATCGTATTGGGCCCGATTTCCGGCCCCGTAGCGCCCCACCCTATGGTCCAAGGAGCCGCCCGGGTGCCTGGGTCTGGGTAAGCGGCCACCCGCCCGTCCGGCAACACCCTCGCGCACCCCTCGAACGGTTTAATGAGGGTGTTTTTGGCGATGCTCGCGGCTGCGTCAAGATTTCCCGGAATATTTTTCAATCGACCGACCAACAAACCAGAACGTCAGCACCATCGTGAACATCCCGAAATCATCCTCATCCCAGCACCGCGCAATCACCTCGGCCCACGGAGCGCCCGTTTGAAACGCGAGAGCAAGCGCAGCCGCTTTGACTGCCGCATACATAAAGAACAAAGCCCAAGTAATCCCCGGGCGAACCAGCGCCGAGATAGCAGCCACAAACGGGCCTGCTGTGCGAGCCGTTTCGGACTGCTCCGCAAACGCCGTCTTAATCGTATCGAGTTGTTGCGCAGAATAGTCCACATACTTTTCCTCCATCTTGAACTCGCCGCGCAGTTTTTCGAGATCGGTTTGCAACGTGAACATCGCCAGCTCGTGCTTGCGCTCGTTGGCTTTGTCGAAATACTTGAGAACCTCGGGTGCTAGCCGAAACAAGCCGCCGAATATCGACCCAAGCAACCCTCCACCTAACAGATCAAACATTACTCGCCGCCCTTCGACAACAGCTCATCGACCTTGTCCCAAAGCGCACTGATTTGTTTATCGTAGTGCTTTTCAAGATAATCCAACCTCACCTTAATCGTAA